GGGCACTATTGACCTAGATAATACGGGAGTCGCTGCGGGAACATACGACCTTGCTACCGTTAATGTTGACCTTCAGGGTCGTATTACGTCTGCTTCTAACGGGCCGAATATTGACCTTCAATACGTACTTAATAACGGAGGTGTAGCGAATTCAGGAAGCATCACTCTTACGAGTGGGGGTCTCATTGCTCCAACTGGTGTTATAGGTTCTTTTAATTCTGGGTCAACCACCATTCTAGACTTGACCCTCACAGAGTCTTTGACTGATGGTAACTCTTCGACAGGAACTTTAGGTCAAGTTCTGGTATCTGACCCGACGCTTAATAGTGGAGCAGGAGGTGTGGTGTGGAGCGATGTCACTACCCGAGTTGCTAAGGCTACGGTTAGTTCTGCTGCTTTGAACGCAGCTACCCCAGTTACTGTAGTGGCGGCGCCCGGAGCGGGAAAGTACATTCAGGTAATTTCGGCAGCGGCGAAGTACAACTACGGGACTTCTAACTATAGTTTTGCGGCTCCTTTGAAGTTGTATAGCAATTTAACTCAACCTCAATTTGAGTTGGATGAAAATTATCTTCTTCTTCCAGCCTCTCAGATTAGAGCTATGTCGTTGACCAACAGTGGTGCGTTAGACGAAAACACACCTATCTTATTTGTCCCTACATCTGCTCCTTCAGGTACTGGGGACGGCGATATTCAACTTAATGTAGAGTATCGAATTGTAGAATTTTAATGCGTGACATACGCAAAGTTTGTATCGGTCCTGACTACAAGGACTCGATGTGTTACATAGTGGGGCAGTCCGTTCTTGGAAGCTCCCACTCTGTGCATTTAATTAAATACAGTGATGAGACGGGGAGTGTCCTTATCTACATCCAACAGGAGGACATCGTGGTGCTTTGGAAAGAGTTCAGCGCCAACATGCCTATTTCAATAGAATACAATATTAACTTTTGAGAGCAGTCAATCAGTTTATCGTAAAGGGACAGAGATACAACAACACTAAAGGCGACCTCATCGTAAACTCGAATGAGGAAGACCACCGCTTCTCTAATCGTGAGGGCGAGGTAATTGCTTTACCGTTGGAGTATCAGGGACCTATCGCCATTGGGGACACCCTACTGGTGCATCACAACGTATTCAAGTTCTACAACGACATTAAGGGTCGGCAGCAGAGTGGCCGCAGTTTCTTTCGTGAGGACCAGTTCTTTGTGGACTTCGACCAGTTCTATATGTATCGCGCTCCGGGTGGCGGATGGATTCCCCAAGGTCGATATTGCTTTGTAGAGCCCGTACCCCCGGAAGATTCAACCATCTTCAAGCCAACAACTGAAGAACCATTGGTTGGGATAATGCGGTATCCAAATGACTATCTTAAGGGTCAAGGAATTGAGTCTGGTGATGCAGTGACTTTCTGTCCGGAGAGTGAGTATGAGTTTTCTGTGGACGGGGAGAAGTTGTACCGGATGTTCGACCATCAAATAACATGCAAGATTCAAAGAAGCTAAAGCAGAGCATCATCGCAGCGGGGAGGGTAGCTGTTGAGCAACTGATTAAGGTGGCTCAAGAGGATATCCTAAAGCCTAGCGAAGATGATGAGCTTGCGGCGGACAGGTTGAAGAATGCGGCGGCCACTAAGAAGCTTGCCATCTTCGACGCCTTTGAAATCTTGAACCGCATCGACTCGGAAGAGGAGGCGCTGGAGTTGGCTTCGGGCACCGCCAAGACAGAAAGCAAGGTGGGTTTTGCAGAGCGAAGGTCAAGATAAACTGTACCGCCCCGCAGAGGGTTTGGTTACAAAGTCCGTTGTTTCCAACAAGAACCGCGCTAAGACGTGGCTCTATGGGTACAATGAGAAGTACGATATGGTGGTCATTTCCAAGTCTGGACAGATTGGTAGCATCATTAACATCAACGGATTAAACATCGCTCTTCCCCCGGCTCCTAAGGACTTGAATAGGGACACTGACAAGTGGGTGCGCAAAGAGTTTCCGCGTGCCCTAAGCCGCGTCCAGAACATCTTCCAATGGAACGATATGCCCAAGGGCTTTAAGGCTGACTGGGTAGACTATATCGAGAGTGAGTTCGACCGTAGGGATGAAGGACACTGGTTCTACAATAACGGCAAGGCGACGTACGTTACGGGGGCCCACTATATGTACTTGCAATGGACGAGTATCGACGTAGGTTATCCTGATTTCCGTGAGGCAAACCGAGTCTTCTTTATTTTCTGGGAGGCGTGCAAAGCTGACAACCGATGCTTTGGTATGATGTATCTCAAGATTCGTCGTTCCGGATTTTCCTTTATGGGCTCCTCGGAGTGTGTCAACACTGGCACCTTGGCTAAAGACTCACGGGTAGGCATCCTATCTAAGACCGGTTCTGACGCCAAGAAGATGTTCACCGATAAGGTAGTCCCCATCGCCAATAGGCTTCCGTTCTTTTTCAAGCCAATACAAGATGGTATGGACAAACCGAAGACGGAGCTTGCGTTCCGTATTCCTGCGTCTAAGATTACGAAGAAGAATATGTACGATGTGGAGGACGAAGAGATTTTCGGACTGGACACCACCATCGACTGGAAGAATACGGACGACAACTCCTACGACGGAGAGAAACTAATCCTACTGGTCCACGACGAGAGCGGGAAGTGGGTCAAGCCAAACAACATCCTAAACAATTGGAGGGTAACCAAGACCTGCCTACGATTGGGAAGTAAGATTATCGGAAAGTGCTTGATGGGTTCCACCTCGAATGCATTGGCTAAGGGTGGTTCAAACTTCAAGAAGCTCTACGAAGACTCTGACCCTACGTCACGTAACGCCAACGGCCAGACTAAGAGTGGGATGTACTCCCTGTTCATTCCTATGGAATACAATATGGAGGGGTTCATAGACCAGTACGGTCATCCCGTTTTCACTACTCAGGAGAAACCGGTACGTGGTGTTGATGGGGAGATGATTCGCGGCGGTGCCATCGATTACTGGAGTGCTGAGGTAGACAGCCTAAAGAGCGACCCTGACGCGCTTAATGAATTCTATCGGCAGTTCCCTCGTACTGAGTCCCACGCGTTTCGTGACGAGAGCAAGCAAAGCCTATTCAACCTCACTAAAATCTATCAGCAGATAGACTATGCGGACAGCTTGGTTAAGGAGCACTACCTCACGCGCGGGTCTTTCAGTTGGGAGAACGGTATTAAAGATAGCCGGGTGATATTTAGGCCCGATAAGCGGGGTAGGTTTAATGTGTCTTGGACACCCAACAAGGGTCAACAGAACAGAATTATAGAAAAGCGTGGAATTAAGTATGCTGGTAATGAGCACCTTGGCTCATTTGGATGTGACTCTTACGACATTAGTGGTACTGTGGGCGGCGGCGGTTCTAATGGTGCTCTTCACGGAATGACGAAGTTCCATATGGACGACGCGCCTACCAACGAGTTCTTCTTAGAGTATGTGGCTAGGCCGCAGACGGCTGAGATATTCTTCGAGGAGGTATTGATGGCGTGTGTATTCTATGGTATGCCCATCCTTATTGAGAACAACAAGCCACGGCTGCTCTACCATTTTAAGAACCGGGGGTACCGTGGGTTCTGCATGAACCGTCCGGACAAGAGCTTCAACAAACTAAGTAAAACTGAGCGGGAGCTAGGTGGTATACCAAACAGTTCTGAAGATGTTAAGCAAGCTCATGCCGCCGCTATCGAAAGCTATATCGAAAAGCACCTCGGCGTAGACATGGACGGAACGTACAGAGATGTCGGGGAGATGGGTAGCATGCCCTTTCTCAGGACGCTAGAGGATTGGGCGAGGTTTGATATTAGTAACCGTACTGCTTTTGACGCTACAATCAGTAGTGGATTGGCGGTTATGGCGAACCAAAAACACCTCTATATACCTGAGCAGAAGAAGAGTTCTATAAGCATTAACTTGCCGAGATACAATAACCGTGGTTCACGTAGTGAAAGATTGGACTAAATGAAGGACGTCAAGGTAAATATCTCCGCTGCTGGGTTTCCAAGTCAGTTCGCTTCTGACTCGGAGAAGGCAAGTGATGAGTACGGCTTGATGGTCGGGCAAGCTATTCAGTACGAGTGGTTTAAAAGAGACGGGAACCAATGCAGGTTCTACAGTCAATGGAGAGAGTTCAACCGCCTGCGTCTTTACGCTCGTGGTGAGCAGAGTATTGCCAAGTATAAGAACGAGCTCGCTGTTGACGGCGACCTTTCGTATTTGAATTTAGACTGGACTCCAGTTCCTGTCCTTCCTAAGTTTATTGACATCGTAGTCAACGGCTTGTCTGAGCGTGTGTTCAAGGTCAAGGCTTACGCTCAAGACGCGCTGTCTCAGGCCAAGCGCAGTAAGTATCAGGATATGATTGAGGGGCAGATGGTAGCCAAGCCCGTCTTGGAAATCATTCAGGAGAAGACTGGTGTAGACCCGTTCACTATGAACCCCGAGGACTTGCCGAATAGCGACGAGGAACTTAAGGTGTACATGCAGCTTAACTACAAGCCTGCTATTGAGATTGCTGAAGAAGAGGCCATCAATACCATTCTTGAGGAGAACCACTATACAGATACGCGCAAGCGTCTCGACTACGACCTTGCTGTTCTAGGTCTTAGTGTGGCTAAGCACGAGTTCCTTCCCGGAGCGGGCGTTCAGGTGTCTTACGTAGAC